CAACCACAAGACCTACTTGTCTGAAATCGTTTGCAGTTGTTATGTCATCATTTTCTGCCTGTGTCAATGTTGTTGAAGTCATTACAAAGTGTCCACCTAATTCTGTAACTGCACTATTACCATGACCATTCTTAGGTGAGATAACTACTTCAATAGAACCACCAGAACCACCAATTCCAGATGCACTTGATAAACCTGAATCTGAGAATGTATAACCAGATGCAAGATTTACTGTGCCGAATGTATAACCAGCACCACCAGCATGTATAGTTGTATCACTACCAGCAGTTAATCCAAATGATTGAATTGTTCCACCTGATACTGTAATTCTAACTATCGCACCAGAGGATGTCCCAGCACTTGTACCGTCACCATAGACAGCAGCATAGTAAGTACCGTTTGTATAACCTGTTCCTGCTGTAACTTTTAATGATTCAATCTTACCATCTACTGCCGCAGCTGAGATTGTTGAATCATCACTTACAGGAATAAAATCACTTGTTAAATATTTTGCAGCTTCGGATGTTGTAACTTGATACATATATTTTAATACATATCCACCTAATGCAAATGGGCCTGTTGAGGTAGAGGTTGGTTCAGCACCAGAGTATGCAGTTCCACCATTGTTATCTAAAACTTTATAGACTCTATAATCAGAAGTCATAAAGTAAAATGTTGAATCGTATAAGTTTGAAGCACCAGATGTTGCTGTGCTTGATGATGATACTGTATCGTCATACATGTCATAGGTTGTTCCATTTGCCCAATTTCTTCTTGGTATAGAAAATGAAACATCTGATGATGTTACATTCTTTGCAGCTAACATGGAATCCCATGCATAAAATTCTGTGTCACTAGGACTATCACTTGGTGTTGGTGGTGAAGAATCACTACCCCCTGTAGTTCCTGATGTGTATGCAGTTGCCTTTCCTACAAACAAATAGTATGTAGAAGCAGACGCCTCCGTAAAACTCTCAAAAAATTGAGTAGCATTATGTTGTCTAAATTTCTCTGTGATTATTGCGGCCATTTTAATTTATCCCATTCTTTCCTTTATTTATACGAGTTAATTGTACATTTATACAAGTTAATTGTAAGTTAATTTAATTTGTTATTCCTGTTGCTCCTTCTAAATCTATATTATCTCCAGCGTGTGCTGCTGTGTCTAATACTAAAAATCCATGAGTATCATCTGTTGCATCTTCAAGAGCAATATCCCCTGTTGAACGAACAGTTATTTCAGCAGGAACAACGACAGGAGCATACCCATATTTAGACTTATAACTAGTTTCGTTTTGAGAACTTAGTCTAAAGTTTTCTCTTGGTGTGTGTCCTTGACTTCCTAAAATATTATAAGTTTCCATGGCAACTCTTGGTTGTCCTGCTAATATTGTTTCAAAGGTTACAGCAAATCCTTCACCCTCATCATAAGGTGTAATAGGTGAACCACCTAATCCTGTAGATGCTGTAACACCACTACCATCCATAATAATTATACCATCCCCATACTCTAATTTAATTCTATCGTTTCGTTTTGTTTTGAAAATATCTTCCATAAGAATACCACCTGCCTCACTTAGATTTTCACTTATGATTATATCGTTATTAGATATTGGGTCATTGTCCTCACTTATTAATACTCCTGATTCTTCTAATATAAATGTTGCTTTCTTAGAACTTGCTGTTACTGTTCTTTCCTCTCTTTCTAATCTAATTGGTGTAGGGAATCCTAAGTCATCTGTTGTACCTTCTAAAATTATTCTTAGTCCATCATCTGAACCATTGCTGTCTGATGCATTTAAAAGTATAACCCCACCATCTTGTGCAGTCACAACAGTTTCTTTTGTATTCTGTAATATTTTAAATCCAGCATCATGTTGAGCAGCATTTGTTCCATCTAATAATAACTCACCTTCATTTTCCATAACAACTGAATCTGAAAATCCTGTTAAGTCTTCATTATCAGAATCATTTGCCAAAGTAATTTCGTCTGGTTGTATTATGTGTTCAAATGTTATTTCACCTATCTCATCAAAAGTAAGTGTAGTATCATTGTCGTCATCACTAAACAATATTTTTTCATTCTCATTCATAACCATATCAATCGGTACAGCAACTCTATCGTTCTCTGCCATTAGTCTTGCTGTGCCAGGTCTACAACCTTCTAAACAAATATTTCCTGTTTCATCTTCTAAAATAAAAAATGCAATATCGTCAAATGGTTTAATACCATCTAATACTAAATTACTTGCAAAATTTCCTGTACCAGCTTCTAATACGATACCACATGAATCTCTAAATGGGTGTGCTGCTAAATGTAACAATAGATTATCTTTCACTCTTGATATTGGATTGGTATTAATTTTAATTTCTCTAGAGTGTATGATTGCTCTTTGACTATTACCACCAATACCTTTCGCAGATTCAGAAGTTATAATTCCACGACCTGTATCTCCTGTTGCAGTTTCGTATTCTATACCGTCTCCAGCATCTGTTGAAGAACCATCTGTTCCATCCAATACAATATTTTGGTCATGGTCTTGTATACCGACTGCTGTTCTATGTGATATCTTAATGTGTTCATCAAACAATGCTTCGAATGTAGAAGCAAGTTCTGGTGAGAACGAATCAGCAACTGTTCCAACATTAGGTGTTACAATTTTAGCTGATATTTGTGATGCAATACTTACCTTACCAAATGGAATAAATCCTGTAGGATGTACTGCCCTTTTTAATTCATTCAAGTATGTTGATAGTGATTCACCAATTATAACTTCGTAAGAAAAGTCTTGATAGAAATAAGAGTCTTGTAATCTGTTTAAGTCTTCACCAACTAAACTATTAATACCACTATAGATACCAACATTTGTTTTTTGTGAATCAACTGCAACTGTTCCTGTTGCGATATCAGCAGATACGATTGTTGCTGTTGCACCACCAGAATCTGTAATGGTTACATTGTCGTTTGAGAAATCAATACCAGATTCATTTATAATATCATCACTAGCATCTGTAGAAGAACTGTCTGTTCCATCTAATACAATGTTGTCAATATCAATATCTTCTTCATGTAGTATTCTACTAAAGTCTTCTTGTAATAATGCACTACCCAATTCTTCTGTACTCAATCTATCAGTTGCATCACCATTTTCTATAATGACATAGTTTGTTCCACCTTCTTCACGATACCTGTCTATGACTAATGGTTCACCAACATTGATTGGTACACCACCATCTATGTGTTGATGTTCTAATATAAACTTACCACCATTACCACTACCTAACGCACCATCTATTGCTTGTCCTGTTTCTTGAACTAATTGGTCTGTAGCTTTTGCTCTTACTGTTCCAGATTCTAATAGTATTCCATCATCACCTATTTTACTATCTGCATTAATTACTATTCTATCATCAACACCATTAATAATTGTTGGTCTTGTAAAGAGAAGTAATGAATTACCCATACCAGAATGATTTGTACAATAGTAGTATAATTGTGGAGCATCTGATGATACTTCTATTTGAATAAATGAACCTGATGTTCCTATTGGAATTATCGCAGCTTCAGATTGTGTTACACCTGTTGTGTATGCAGTACCACCTGTTGTACTTCCACCAACTGAAACTGATTTAAATAATAGTTGATGGTTTGCTGTGGTAACTACATTGTATAATGAACTATCTGATAAATCAAATCTATAAGTATTACCTCGTGCCAAACTTAGTCTTGGATTTGCAACTCCATTGATATAAAATATGTTTGCAGTATCAGTAGAGTTTCTTCCAACTGTTACCTTAAATGTTTCTGTTGTGTTTGTTGCTTCAGTTGTACTTAATGCATTTGTTAAAATATGTTTACCGTCATCAAAGTCTAAAACATTTTCTAAAAGAATACCATGTGGTTCTGACTCAACATTGTTTTCTAATCTTATACCATTTTGAACTGTACCCTCTACATCACTTTCTGTTCTAATTACATTTTCAAATGTTGTACTTAAAACTTGTGTATCACTATTCCAATTTTTTACAGTACCTGTGTGTGTAGTCAAAGTATTACCAGATGCAAATGTTCCTGTAACATCTTTCAATACAAAGTGAGCTTGGAATGTTACCTCTGGTGGATTACTAGAATCTAAATTAAAACTTCCATCTCTAATTTCTATACCATTGGTTCTACCAATGTCTGTTGTGTTTGCAAGTATGCTTGCACCTGTACCAGATAAACTTGTAATTGATAAGTTAGGTAATTTAGAATAACCATTACCACCATCTGTCACTTGTACTTTTCTAATTGATGTTGCTTCGTTCTGTGTTGCAAAAGTATTTTCTTCTAAAACAAATAAATCACTATTTGTGTATGTGTCATTTTCTTCTTGTGTTATGTCTGTTAATAAATTATTACCAGCATCAACAGCTACCAAACCATCAGTTGCAGTTCTGTTTAATAATAATTTGTTAGCAACATTTCCTTTTATAACATGAGGTATTCCTGCTGTTGGTTCTGTTGTGAATGTTAAAGTTGCACCACTCACACTCCATACAGTATCACCAGCTGCATCTGTTGAATTTAATTGTATGTTATCACGAAATACTCTAATATCATCTGTAGTAGAATTTAAAGATGAAAGAGTAAATACTTTAGTAGATGAATCTGGTATAATATCTTCTTGTACTAAATTACCATCTTCTAAAATAATTTCAAATGGAACTAACCCACTATCTGTTCCAGATTCTAATATAATATTTTCTGCTGTAACACTAGAATCATCAAGTGTTCCTGTCTCTTGTAGTATACCACCACCCACTACACTAACAATACCTGTAGCAGTTGAGATGTCTGTATCATTTGAATCAGAAGTAAATGTAATCGCATCACCAACTTCATATTGTTGTCCTACATCATCTACAATAATATCACTTACTGACCCTGTTAGAATGTCCTCTACAACGACCTCAGATACTCCAGAACCGAGACTTTCAACACTTAGGGTGTCTAGTGTACTGTTAAGTATACCATCATTATTAAGGGTGCTTGTGACCATCTGTGATGATATTGTATAGTTTACATCTACATCCCTTGTGTTGGATGTTCCTTTAATTATTTCTCCATCAACAAATGTACCTTCTACACTTTGTAATTCTAATTCTGTTACAGCAAATAAACCTTGTGTAAATGATTGAGATGATACAACAACAGCAGTTGCACCAGATGTTTGTCCTGTAACAACCTGATTAACTATTTCATCACCTGTAACATTCGCACCAGCAGTTACTCTGATGGTAACTTTTTGTGTCCATTTACCATCTGAACTTCTCATCAATCTTTCTGTAGGATAACTTATTTCTGGCGTCTCACCTAAGAAAGCTTTAAAGAATAATTTGTGTCCTTCAGATGTTCCTTTCGCACCATATAAATCTTTTATATTTTTTATTAACTTTCTTTTAGATACACCTGTCGCCAAAGTCTCAGGTATTGCGTTCATAAATTGGTCACGCATGTTATCTAAGAAATCGTAGATAGTATTATCTACATCGGCATATTCTAAAAGTTGTTGAATGTTTTGAACAGGGTTAGCACGATATGATGTTATGCTTGCTTCTGCACCAGATGTACTACCTGTAATTGTTTCACCTGTAATAAATTTTTGTTGAGAAGTTATGTACAAACATTTTTCTCTACCATGTTCTACTAAGATTTCAGCAGTTGCTTTTGATGTCGCACCTGTAATTGTTTCACCTGTTACAAATAATCCTGTAGTACCTGTTCCTGTTTCAGTAACAATTCTACTTTCATCTTGATGTTGATTTGCTTCATGATTTTGTAAAATAAATTCTAGTGTGTTAGTTTCTAATCTTAAATAATCTAACTCGCCAGAATAAGTAATCCTACCTGCTTCCAAGTATTGATAGTAGTGTTTAAGAAAACTAGTAAAGACAGGATGGTCTGACTGTACAAAGTCAGGCACTTGTCCCTCAATGAGTGGGGAAACTTTTGTTACTAATTTGGAATCATTTTTTGCCATTCATCTAATACGCCGAAGTGGTTGAAGTAGAAGATGGTGTTGTAACAGTTGTAGTAGAAGTTGTTCCTGTCGCAGTTACAGTATAACCTAAACCTGTAGTTGCCTGTGCATCAACATTACCACCTGTTGTTGTGTTAACTAAATCTATTTCTAGTATTTGATTTCTTACTGGCACCACATCATTTGAATTTGGTAATACAGTTACACGAATTCTTGTTGAGGCCACACCATCAACATTTGATATCGCTGAAATAAATAATGAGTTAGTACTAATTGTGCCGTTAGTATAATCTACTGTACCAGCAGTAGAATTTAAATATGTTCTAACACCTGCTGTAGTTACAGAATAAATTCTTAAATTACCAGAACCATCATCATCAAAAAAGTATTCTGTTGTTGTATCATTATCTAAATAAAATCCTGTTGAAGCAACTACTCCACCAGCGTCTGCATTGTATCCTGTATGTGGGTTGTAAAATTTATTATTAAAGTTAATTGTGTATGATGCAGAAGAAGCAAATGGTGTAAAAAATTTACCCATAGTAACTGTAGTTGTATTGTTTAGTATAGATGAATCTGTATCATCAATTAATCCTGTAAGTTTAGAATGTCTAAACGAACTATTAAATTCTTGTAAGTCAGTTGAGTTAAAATTGGAAATGGTTGTTGCAATTAAACTTGATAACTCATCTTTAGTATATGTGGTTGCAGTTGAATCATAATTAAATGTTACATTTAAAATTATTGAAGTTGTCTCTGGGTCTACAATAACAGGTGTAATAGATACAACTTTAAATGGTGCAAACGCAGCTACTAAGTTACTCTTTTGTACACTTGTTAAGTTTGAACCTGTTGTAGATTTAATTGAGATAAACACTTTACCATATTCTGGATTAGATGATACACCTGTACTCGTATCATAACTTCCATCTTCTCCACCCCAAACAGAAACTGCTTGAGTGTTTGCAAATAATTTTCTAGTAAATGTTTTATAATCATCTACTGTTACACATCTACCTTGAGCAGCATAATCTAATGGTGCATTTAACTTAATAGAATCTATACTCTCTGATTCTGCACCACCTACTGCATTAGAAACAGAAGTAACTGTAATAGATGTTACACTATCAATACTTGTAGGTGAACTAAATGTGTTTGCCCCATTTGCTAAACTTTTATTTGTAACCACATATTGTAGTATAACAATGTTGCCATCTGATATGGATTTACTAACTGTACCATCACCAAAATATATTTCATATAAACCACTATCAGTTTCTTGTAAAAAATAAACTGTACTGTCAGAAGTTAGTTGTGTTATATCTGTTGCTCTGGTATAGGTAGTCGTTGCAGTATCAGAACTTGATGTTTGTACTTTAACTGTAAGTGTAGTTGTATCAGCATTCGCATCACCCAAAATAAATCTTTGGTCTACATCAGAAGTGTCTACTGTATATTTTGTAGTAAGATAAGTACCCTCATAAATGTTTACACTATCGAAAGGAACTGTACTACCTGTGTTACTTGCCGTCACATCTGCAATGGTAACGAATTGATAATCTGTTCCATCAACAACACTAGTGAACGCTGTTCCTGCTGGCATAGTTTTTGTACTTGCACTTGTTGACAAACCTACATTGATTACTGCGATTGGAGCTCTAGGTGATGATACTTCATAACCTAAATTTTTTGCATGTGATACTACACTTGAACGAAGTGATGCGCTATCTAAAAACATTTCGTTCGCCAACATATTGGCATTGAATCCTAAATAGTGAGTGTTGTAAGCAAGAGTATCTAAGAGAATGTTTATACCAGAACCTTCAAAGTCATAGTCTTTAAATTCTGTTTGTGCTTTTAAGAAAGTTTTTAGGTTTGATTTTATCGCATCAAAGTCTAATTCCGTTACTCTTAATCTTTTATCATTTACTGCCATTATCGTAATCTCTCTAGCATGACCGATAGGTCTACTAATTCTGTGGGTGCGTTAACTACATAAAATTCTATTGATACATTGTAAGCATTTTTATCATAATCTGGTATTGCTCTTACCGATACTAATCGACATCTCGGTTCAAAGTTTTCTATAACATCTTCTATCTTTTTTGACATAACCACCGAAGTCATTGGATTCATATTTTCAAATAATAACTCACGAACTCCACCAGATATTTCTGGGTGAAATGGTTTCTCAAATGTGTTCAAATTAATTAGATTTCTCAATGACCTCTTAACTGCTTGTACATCAGTTACTTTATTGACATCAGAACCTACTGTTCTTTTACCAAAGAATAAATCTAAATCAGAGTATTGTTTGACATTACGACTGATATCATTTTGTGATTGTGCATCTTTATACGCTGACATTAGAAATCCCTAACTATTTAATTATTATTTATAAGGGATGCCCTATGTCTTCCTATTTTTTTTATATCTTGTATCAAAATAGAGATATTCACCATCATCTTTCCAATTCCAATCTCCAAAATCTACTGCTGCTAAGAAACTTGCATCTGTTTGCCCACCCTCAATATCTGTATCACTCTCAAAGTATCTTCTATATTGAGTTTTACTTAAAGGTTTAGATTTAAATATAGCATCTCTTGCATCAAAGTTTATATCAAAATTTAAAGAATCCACACCAGCTCTAGTTTCTAACTCCTCAATCCTTGCATCTGTAAATCTTTGTAAAGGTAATTCTCTACCGTTACTGTCTTTAAATGTGCCTGATATGATTGTTCTTTGATTAAGTTTTTCTTTTAGTCTTGCTCTTTCATTTGCTGCTGATTCAGCGGCAGTTGACCCACTAAATTCTATTGTTTCTTCTCCACCAGTTGTTGTCGTTGTGGTTGTGGTTGTTCCAGATACTGTTGTAACAACTTCTACATCTGGTGTTTTGATTGTTACTTTATCTAAGTTAACCTTAGATATTATTTCTTCTTCTGCTTCCTTAGATGGTAAAGAAACTTCTGCCGGCAATTCAACAGGAATTATTTCCCCATCTGGTAATTGTAAGTTCGGAAGTAAGTCTCCGACATCCCCACCTGCTTGTATTTGCTCAGCAAGAGATTCAATATCCAATCCCTTATCTTTCATTGCTGTACCAAACTGTGCTGTTATGTTTGCAATTTGTGATGAGTATTGTGGTGATGTTATATCAAAATTAGCTAGTTGTGCAAATTCAGATTGCATATTTATATTTGGTATTGTTGGTAACTCTGGTATCATATCAGCAAATGATGTTTGTAAATCTGCAACCTTAGACTCTACACTTGCAAGAATAGTACTTGCATCTCCACCAGCACTTGCAAGAAGACTATCTTTTAATGCTTTGGCGTCAGTCAAAGCTTTATTTAACTTTTCATTTACACCTTCTAAATTTAAATTTGTAAAGTCTGCCATTTTCTTATCCTACATTTACATTTGATGAACCTGTTGATGTATGTCCACAAGTAGCTGAATCTCCAGCATTACAAACTGCAACACCACCAATAAAAACATTATTAGAACCAGCAATCATAGTTGGGGAAGCATGAACACCAGAACCATGACCTGCTACACTATCGCCATGTACAATAATCGCATTACTGTTTGCTTTAACAGTAGACTGTGATGGTATTAAATCACCACCTGCTGTATCGTTATCTCTACTTACGCCTGGCATATATTTTCCTAATTTAAATTAATCAATGATGAATCTATATCAACTTCGGTTGTCGCATCCATATCAATTGTTGTTTCAGATTTAATTGACATCTTAGTTGCTGATTTCATATCTAAACTTGTTCCAGCAGCAATAGATGTACTCGCAACACTAAAGGTTGTTAAATTTTCTGTTGCAAGTATTCCTACACTCTTGAGTGAAGTAATCTGATAATTATCGGTAGCAGTAATATCAACACTACCACCAATACTTCTAGTTTCTTTACCACCGATTGTAATATCAAAATCTTTTGCAGTTCCTTTTTCTGTTGTACCGACTGCACCTACAACAGAGTTCGCAATATTAAATGCATGGTTACCTTTTATTTCTTCTTCCAGATTACCACCAGATTCTCCAGCACCAATCTTAACTTGTTCCGACTTACCAATCTTTCTAGTGAAGTTACCACCAACTTCTAATATGTAATCACCTTCTACAAGTTCTCTCTTATCTCCACTACATGTTAAATTAATATCTCCTCTCACATAGACATTAGATTTACCAGCAATCAATTCATAGTTGTCACCAACCACCTTAACTGTCTTTGTACCATCAGCAATAATTTCTTCGTAAGTTCCAGCGGCATGTTGTGTGTATAACCTTTCACCCTCTGGGGTATCGTCTACTTCTTTGATGTGTCCAGATTCAGATTCGTGTACATGATTGAAAGGATAGACACCTGTTGATGTTGTTCCTCTAGATGTAGGTTCATCAAAGCTTCCAGCAGTTTCTGCTACACTTGCAGTTGATACTGTAGATACATGTGGTTTGGTAGCGATAGGTATATCTTTAAATTCTGTCGCTTTACGATTGATAAGAGACTTGTGTGTCTCTGCATCTTCATTTCTTGCCAGTCTTGATACATCCGATTCGTTTAGTCCATGTCCTGATTCAAGACGATATTCGGATGGATAGTTTCCTGACAAGTCACTAAAACCTTTACTGATATCTGCTTCGGTCTGTGGATTGCCAGGCAACGAACCCATGATAATAGGTTGTTGTTTTTCGTTTGCATCACGAAAGAATCCAACGACCCAAGAACCCTCTACTAGAAAGGATGGGGTGTTACCGAGACCTTGCATAGATGGGTCAGTAACAGGATGCATAACATGTGCCCACGGCAAGTCTGCTGATGGGATATCATTTAAATCTTCTGTGTGGTAACCTAGACATCTAACTTGTACTCTACCTAGTTTAGCAGGGTCGTTACGATTTTCTACAACACCAATAAACCATACGAAACCATCTAGGCCCATAAAATAGTTTTCGTTCATGTAATGTATTTATACTAAGAGTTGTAACGATAATCCAAATAGATATTACCAGCAAGAATAATTCTTTCCCCTATCATGTCATTTGCTTTGGGAACTTCATGGGTAACATGGCCTGGGAAGATTACGATTTCATCTGGTTTCGGATAGACTTTGAGTTTTGCTTCACGAAAGTATAGAGGTGGAGCATTCTCTGGCACTTGTAGATAATAACACCACGACCAAAGTGCAGGGCCATGGGTATGAGGTTTAGTGTGATGATACTGTTCGTAGATGGCACCCCAACAGTCAA